CCAGGGAGCCATGATCAACCTGAGCACGCTGGTCGCTGGGAACGAGCCGCCGGATGAACCTGTCGAGCCGGAATCTGTGGACACAGACAGTGGGCAGGAAGGCGAGCCTGCGGCGCGCAAGCAGATCGTGCTGGCTTACAAGCGGCTGTTCCGCGATGCCGTAGGCCGGGTGACGAATCGAGAGACCTGGGATCGAACGTTCGTGCGCCGGGCCTTCTACGCTACCGTCGCCTCGATGGCGGAAGCGATGCTGGCGACGCGGTTCGGAAATCCGAAATTGACGCCGCGCGAGAAGCCATGGATCGAAGGGGCGCTGGCGTGGATCGAAATCGCGGCGCGCAATTGGAACAAGAACGACGCGCCAGCGATCGCCGATCAATTGACTGGTGATGTTTTTGACGATTTGGCGAAAGGAATCCTGATATGAAGATATCAAGAAGGGAATTCTGGAGCAGACTCTTCGCCGGATTTGCCGGATTCGGCGGATTCGCTGGATTGTCGCGCAACCCGATCGCACCTTGGAAAATTCCCTACGGTCGCACGCGTTGCGGCGGCACAATTACTTATTTTGGATGGCAGGTGGTTTCCATGTCGCCGAGAGATATTGAATTTATCGAGACTCGTAAATTCCAGGCCGACGAAATAGCCAGGATATTTGCGGTGCCGTTGCCAAAACCTTCAGGGGTATCGGAAGGATGAAACGGGAGCTACATCGTGAACGAGGTTTATCCCTTATAACTGCCAGTTAATCGGGAGTCTAATTCATGAAACGACCCAAGATGACGAAGCCGTTTTTCAAGGCCGCGATGCGACCGGATGGAGTGCTCGAACTGCTGGTCTATGAAGACATCGGCTATGACTGGTGGACCGGCGAAGGGCTCACGGCGAAGACAGTCAAAACTCAGCTCGACGAAGCGGGCGCTTACTCCCGTATTCTCGTGCGCATCAACTCGCCGGGTGGCGATGCGTTCGAAGGCGTGGCCATCGGCAATTTGCTGAAATCGACCGGCAAGCCGATCGATGTAGCGGTGGACGGAATCGCCGCCAGCGCTGCCTCCATTATCGCCATGTGCGGTAGCACCATCACCATGGCATCGAACGCCATGATGATGATCCACAATGCCTGGGCTATGTGCATGGGCAACGCCAACGACATGACGAAGATGGCGGACATCCTTGGCAAGATCGACGAAGCCATTGCATTGACCTACGTCGAGCGCACCGGCAAAACAACGGCGGACATCAAAGCCCGGATGGACGAAGAGACGTGGATGAGCGCCGCCGATTGCTTGAAGGACGGCTTCTGCACAGCGATCGCCATGGCCGAAGATCCGGAGAAAGAGAAGGCTGCGTTAGCGATGGCCCGGAGCTTCAAAGTCATGGAGAAATTCAAGAAAGTTCCGCCGTCGCTGGGACCGCAGAGCGCCGTCGAGCCGGAATGCCAGTGTGAATGCCAGGCCTGCCAGGATGGCGATGATGCCGCCTGCACTAACATCGCGTGCGACGATCCCAATTGTGTGGATTGCCCGATGCAGGCGAAGGCTGAAGAGAAGGCAGCGCGCGCCGGTAAGCTGGCAGGGTCGATCATTGAGCCGGAATTGGAGACTGCCCCGCCATCGAATCTGAACCGGATTCAGTGCGAGCAGTGGATGCTGGAGCACGGCGTCTGAGCTGAAGTCCGCCGGGCTATCGAAGCTGTGAACATGCGACCAGCAGACTGTAACGAGGTTCACCACTCAAACAATTTTCAAGCCGTATCTCAGACCAACTGCGCCCTAACCAGGCCGATGAGATAACGGCGAGCTTTGCAACCGGGGCCAGGGTTCCGGCGGGCAACGCACCGAGCAGCACAAAATTCACAACAAAGGAAATCAAAACGTTATGGCATACGCCAAAGCACTACGTGAAAAACTCGGGCGGCTGTCTGTCGACATGCACGCCATCACCAACGCGGCCGAAAAAGACAATAACCGGGGCCTTACGCCGGAAGAGCTGACGAAGTGGAAAGCCATGGCGGCCGAGTACGACGGCACGGAGCAATCAATCGAAGCGGCCGAGCGCACGACTTCGATTGTCGACAGCCTGGCCAATTCGGGCGGCAAAGTCGACGAGATGCAGATCGAGCAACTGCGCGCGGAATTTCAACTGAGCCCGGCGGAAAAGCGGCGCCGGGACAATGAGAAGAATCCCCATGCGCTGGCTTTCTCGAACTATCTGCGCGTCGGAGAGAACCGGCTTTCACCCCAGGACCGGGAAGCGCTGGTTCGGCATAACAACGCCCTCGGCCTTCCGCCGGAATTTCGGAACGCCATGTCCACCACGACGGGTAGCCAGGGCGGGTATCTGATTCCACAAGGCTTCAGCGATCAGCTCGAAGAAGCCAAGAAGTGGTTCGGCGGCATCGAAGGCACGGTGGAGAAATTCACGACCGGAACGGGAAATCCATTTCCCTGGCCAACGGTGAACGACACGACCAACAAGGGACGCATCATCGGCCAGAATGTCCAGGTCATCGAGACGGATCTGAACTTCAACCAGGTGACCTTCAACGCCTATATCGGATCTTCCGATCTGATTCTCGTTCCTCTGGCTCTCATTGAAGACAGCTACTTCGACATGGATGCGCTGGTGGCCCGATTGTTGGGGACGCGCCTCGGCCGGCTGTTTAACCAGAAATGCACTATTGGTACGGGAACGAACGAGCCGACAGGTATCGTCACGGCGGCCACCACCTCGGCCAATCTGCTGCAACTCCTCACTGGTCACACGGCCGATATCGCCTACGCCAATCTGATCGATCTGGAGCATCTGGTCGATCCGGCCTATCGCGAGAATCCGGCCTCCCGCTGGATGTTCTCCGATACGATGCTGAAGCTGCTCAAGAAGCTGGTCGACGGCAATCTTCGGCCACTCTGGCAGCCCGGCCTGACTGCCAGCTTCCAGCAGGGCGCGCAAGTGCTCACCGGCAGCAAGCCCAAAATCCTGGAGCATGAATACGTGATCAACCAGGACATGGCAGTTCCGGCGGCGAGCGCCTATACCATGCTGTTCGGTGACATGAGGACGTTCAAGGTCCGGGAAGTCGCGGGCGGAACTACGGTGCTCGTTCTCCGAGAACGGTACGCCGATTATTTGCAAGTCGGGTACCTGGCGTTTCAGCGGTTCGATTCGAATCTGATCGACGCCGGCACGAAACCGATTGCTATTTTGCAGCAATCGGCAACGTAGCAACCCACGTCAAGGCTTGCGTGTCGTAGGTGAGTGCGACGCGCAAGCCCCTTTCAACTTCAATTTCAGGAGAAAAATGAACATGAAAAAAGTACGAGTCAAATTCGTCGAATCGATCGCCGGCTGCCGGGATCCGCTGCCCAAAGAACTTGAAGCCAAGTATACAAGGCTGGCGTCGAGCCTCGCCGCGGAACGCGATGGCAAAATTCCGCGCCATACACAAGGCCAGATCGCCGCGGCCGTCGACGCCGCACGCCGGCAGGATGAAGCCGTCATCCGCACCGGCTTCAGTAAGGACTGGGCTTTCAAACCAGGCGATGAAGCGATGGTCAGTGAGGAAATCGCCAAGGTTTGGGAAGAGCAGGGTATCCTCACGCTCATTCCACCGGAGCCCGTCAAGAAAGCGGCCTGAGTCGATAAGCCATGGGTCTTCAGCTCCTCACCCCGCCGGCCGTCGAGCCCGTGAGTCTCGATGAGCTGAAGACCTTCTTGCGCATGGACGTGGGTGACACATCGCAGGACGATACGATTACGAGCCTGGCCATAGCCGGCCGTTACTTCGCCGAAACGTTCACCCGCCGGCGCTTCGTCACGCAGCAGTGGCGCTTGCTTATGGATTATTTCCCTGGGTACATCGACATGAAACTGGCCGGGGCGAAAGTCTCGAGCCCGTTTGTCAGTGGATCGAATGCCGTGCTCGTGGGAATCCGTTATGCCGTGCTGCTGCCGTTTCCGCCGGTGCGTTCAATCGATCTGTTCCAGTATCTGGATGCGAACGGCAATAGCACAGTGCTCAATCCGCAGAGCAACGCATCGCCGCCGGCGGACGGCGAGTATGTAGCCGACATCGTGAGCAATCCGGCGCGCCTGATGCCTCCCTTCGGCCGCATGTGGCCGGTCGCTAGAGTGATCGCCAATGCCGTGCAGGTCGATTACACGGTGGGCTACGGCGGTCCGGTTACAGTCACGATGACGGCCGGACAGAAGGCGATTTCGGGGCACATCTTCTCCGCGGGTGACATCGGGCGGCCGATCAGCATTCCAGGCGCCGGGCCGGATGGTGGAACGCTGAATACGTTTGTCGATTCGGTGGGGCCGAGCGGGAACGGAACCGCACGCGATGCGGCGTCAACGGCAGTAAATGGTGTCACAGCGATTCTGGTGAACAATCCCAATGCTAACCCCGGACACTGGGAACTGATCCGCAACGCCATCAAGCTGTGGGTCAATGGGCGCTACTCGCAGCGTTTGCCCGATCAGGATATCCAGGAGAATGTGGAAAGCTTGCTCTGGCCCGTGAGGGATATTCGCAAGTGAAGCTGGTCTGTTTTTGTCCGACGCGGAACCGCCGGCGCTGGCTGCCGGGTGCGATTGCGTGTTTGCAGGCGCAGACGGTAACCGATTGGCACATGCTGATTGTCGCCGATGGGGAGCCGGTGCATGATCTCATGCCGAATGATCCGCGTGTCAGGTTGCTTACTATCGTGGACAACCGTAACTGGCCAACGTTAGGACAGAAATTCAATTTTTGTTGTGAGAATGCGAGTATGAACGGGCGCGCCGATATTCTCTGCAAATGGGACGATGACGACTACAGCGCGCCTGGCAGGCTGGCCGATCAATTGAGCCGGTTGGAAACTTCCGGCAAAGCGGTAACCGGCTACCATTCGATGCTCTTCACCGATGGCGAGAAGTGGCATCGCTACCGGGGCACGCCGGATTTTGCTCTGGGTACTTCGTTGATGTTTCGGCGCGACTGGTGGGAGAGGCATCGCTTTGAGTCCTTGCCGGTGGGATCGGATATCCAATTCGCAAGGATGGCGGCGGCGGCGGGGCAGTTGGCTGCTGTGGATGCCGGGCAGCTCATGGTGGCGTCGAGTCATGCAGGTAATTCGAGTCCGCGAAAGATGACCGGGGCAAGCTGGGAGCCTCTACCAAACTTTAGTGGTGTTTCTGGGTATGAGTGGCCGATTGCGGCTTAAAAGTCTTTATATTGTTGGTCAAATGCTGTCTACTTAGCTATACGCTGTTCTGGGTGCTGTGAATGAGTCGCCCGCCGTTGCTGGTTGCGGGAGAGCATGAAACGGACGCTGAAGATCACCGCGCCATCGAAAGAAACGGCGAGCGGTTGAGTATCGGTCAAACAAAAGAACCAAACCAACCCGCGTGAAGCTTAATTTGGGGTGTGCGGATGACCATAAACCAGGGTACTTAAATGTGGATGTGGTTCCACCTGCGGATTATCTTTGGGATCTGCGAAGCCCTTGGCCATGGCGCGATAACTCGATCGATGAAATCTTCGCGCACGACGTCTTCGAGCACGTCGACAATGCCGACTTTCGAGGGAACCGAGGCAAGATATGGGTGCTGAACGAAGCATGGCGGGTACTGCGGCCTTGTGGGTTGCTCAATCTGGCCGTGCCGTGCGTAATGCTGTCCGATGGCCGGTTGAATCCGGGGGCTTTCTCCGATCCCACGCACGTATCGTTCTGGACGCCCGATGACAGGTATTACTTCTGCGAGCCCTGGAACGACGCGAGAGGCGAGCGCGGGCGGCTGGGTCCGGGTTACGGCATCATTGCGCTGTACCGGGAGATCCGCTGGGAGCTGCGGGATTACGGCAGCGGCCGGGAGAAGCGCAGTAAGATTTACGCCCAGTTGGAAGCGTTGAAGTAGGGGTCCTATGAAATTGCGAATCGTTCAAATCGAAGTGGAAGCGGAAAGTCCGGCGAATGCAGCCGAAATGATCCGGGCGGCCAGCGGCGGTCAGATTCGTGAATCGATTCCCGAAGCTCTTCCCCAATTGCCAGAGCCTAAAAACGGTCATCATCCGCGCCGGGCCATCAGTGCTCCCAAGGTACAAAAGCGGTCCGCTCCAGGTGGTGGAGATACATTGGCTACGCG